ATTTGTATCTTTAGAGTCAAAGTATGGATAGTAGTGTTTGTCTATCTTACCTTCTTTGTTGTAACTCACGGTAACGCCAAACTTAGCCGTTATATGCCCTGAAATTCTTCTGTCTTTAATTGCAGATCCTTTAGTACCCCGTGGTGTGATTGTAGGGTGCATAATTGTTGTTTGCTCCTTATAGTTAACCGTGCCTGTAGACGTACCTTTTTCATAATGTCCACAAGCATTACAATAACCGTGTCCATCTGAATAGACCGAAAGGTTATCACCTGACCTATCCCCGCCTGTATCTCTACAAGCAGGGCAGGGCTTATGTTCTACAAAAGTAGAAGGGTTAATTAAAGAACTCATTCGTTTCGTCATCAGCAGACTTATAGCCTTCAGTACGATCTGTTACTTTAATGGCCGTAAGATATGTAGCTAGGCCGTGGGTTGGGTGGATTTGACCCGCCTTCCATAAGACACTTACTTTAGACTCAGCCCCAAAATCAGTACCTATGGCTTCACCATCGTCAGTCTTGATCATATCAAAATCTAACTTATAGCGCGTAGAAAATTTCCTCGCTTTGTAAGACCCTCCATCCTCGGTTTTAATGGTCCTAACTTTTACACCTTCTTTTTCTAGTGCCTTGGCATTTTTATCGTCAAGAGCAACGGTCAAAGTATACTTTTCAGTATCTTCACCATTGAATTTTTCAGTGCTGTCTAAATAGACATACTTTGCTATACCTTCAGTTATCATAATTATTTTTTCCTTAAGGACTTTGAAAGACCTAAATTGATTCGTCCTCTTAAGATCAACTTAGGTTAAAGATTCTAAAGTGTTAACTATAATGATTATCACTTTAATTTAATCTATGGTAATATTTTAAACTATTTATTAGTCACTGTCCACTATAATATCTTCTTTTTTTATAATCTCTTCATCTGAAAGCCACGTATAGGGGTTAGAGTAGTACCTACAGACGTTACATAGATCTATAAATTTAGTTTTATCTTTAGACTCTCTCGCTTTAGATTCAGATTCATTTAAGACATTATCGCAACATTTACATCGCATCCCTGCTCCTCACCTTTAATATCATATCTTGCAGTCTTTCAGACTGTTTGTCATCTTCCCATTGGGTATTAATGTTTAATAGAAAATCTTCAATTTCATCTACAATTGCACTTAAAGCGTCATTTTCTTTTTTTAAAGCTCGATTAATCTTTAGGGCTTCATCATTAAAATTTTGATTGTTATTAGGGTTACTCATTTAGATCCTCCTCGGATAGTACATCTTTATTTTCATAGCTTATAACGGTATCATCATCTAATACCCTTACGTGCTCTTCATCGCGTCCTATAGAATAGTCAGCGTCTTTCATAGCAAAAATTCTAGCGTCAATCTCTGTTAGGCCTTCGGCCATAGTTTGACCCGTTGATCCATCCACTACAAAATATGTATATTCAGTTTCTTTATAGACTTTAGCTAGTCTACTTATTAGGGGTTTATTATTCATAATATTTTATCCTTATTTATTAATTTAACTTATTATAACATTTTCCGTTTAGCCATTAGGGGTATTTTCTTCGTTATCTTTTAATAGCCTTAAAAAATCTTTTGATGCCGAAAGTCTTCCATCGGCTTGACCTATTAAAGTTAGATCCACGTCTGTATACCTTCCTTTTTGCAGGTATTTAATTTGATTTTTACTGTCCTTGATGATCTCATTAGCTAAGTTATAGATTTTATTCGTTATCATTTTATTTTATCCTTATATAGTTATTAATTTACGGCCTTACTCTAAAAACCACTATAAATAATGATCTTTAGAGTAAAAGCCCTAAAACAGGCCTCGAAATATTCGATTCTAGGCGTTATTTTGTATAGGGCCTACCCTTACTATTGCTTTATTCGTCTTTAAACCTCTCGTTTATATCATCATTAATCTTTTTATAGAATGGAAGTAGCGCGCAAGCTAAACCAATCATTACACAAAGTAAAATAAATAGATCTAAAAGAATATTTTCTAACATAGTTTTACCCCTTTTATTATTTAACAGATTTTATTAGATCATTTTCGATCGTAACACTTGCGAAAAATTCGCGGCCTTCGTTGTTTGTTACTTGAGGTCTATTAGATCCAACAAGAACCCCGTTTGATTTATATTCATTACCAAAAATAGACGTTTCAGTATAATTTAAAGGTTGTCCGATGTTTTCCTTTATTTGTTTTTTGCTTTTATAGTTTAAGATCATCATTTTATTATTTTTCCTTATAGTTATTTTAAAGTCTTACGCTAAAAGATCACTTTTTAATGATCTTTAGTCTAAAACCTACTTAATAGAGTCCCAAATTTGCCATTTAAGGGACTTTATTAAGTGTAGCAAGGCCTTACTATTCCTTTTTTATGGCCTAAACTGTTTGTAAGTCAATCGCAAAGCCTGAAAGATCCTTTTTTGCTTTACCTTTAGCAATTAAACCGACAACAACGCCTATAGGGTCCAAAAACCTATGGTCTGATATATCACCGTTAATTACTTTACGGCCTTTATAAGTTGCTGGAAGTGTTTTACCCTTGAAGACAACCGCTATGTTGTAGTTAGTCTTCCATATAGGTTTGAATAGATCTTTATATTTTGTATTAGCACCGGAATAACTAAAAGTTAAATGATAGTTTGCAGGAATATCTTTTTTATACCTTGATAATGTTTTTGTATAATCGTAAAATTGCACCTCTGGAAACTCTCTAATTAAAGACATAAAGTTTATATCACTAATTACATTTAAACGTATTGCAGGAATTACACTAAAGCGCTTACAGTCTTCTATAAACGCGTAAATGTCACCGCGTAGCATTGCCATAAAGCCCGCTTTATTATCCCTATATAATTCAGTCTTGCGCGTTCTAGCGTCTATAACAGTTTGAAATGATCCACGGCCCGCCGATTCTAAACAAGGCGCTTTACATCCTGCAAGAATTGCCATAGCGCACAAGTTAACACCCTTTACTTTATCAGCCGGCATTAAAGACAGGCCTGCAATACGGTATTCTTTAACTTTTCCATTTTCCTTTTTCTTGAGCTTTGTATTAGATCCGAAAGATAATAAGTTATAAGACTTTGAATTAAACTTTGTTTTTATTTTAGTTTTGATTGTAGTTTTCATTTTGTTTTTCCTTCTAGTTGTAATAAATTAGACCCCTATTGCTAAGGGTCTAAATTCTTATAACTGATTATCAAATAAATATTCAACGCTTAATTCTTTTGCAGCTCTTAAATTATCAAACTCGCCTTCAAGCGCTTTAAAAGTTTTAAGATCGTAATAGATCATAAAAGTAACAATACCGCTTATTTTTTCCTTTATAGAATCTTGCATATGTGATGTCAATTCAAAATTGTCTTCGTCTTTATATTTCTTTAAAACAATTCTTGAAGTCTCTAAAGAATCATTAACACCTTGTAAAATGTTTAATTGTTTTTTTGTAAGTTGTTTAGTTTTCATTTGATTTTTTCCTTTTAGTTTAAAGTGTTTGTGATTGTACTTCGATCTCATACCCTAAGGCCTTGATATTCGCTATTGCATAGCTTGTAAATGTTTTTGTATCTGTAAGCCTTGCGAAAGCTAAAGCGCTTTCACATACTGGATATACAAGGTCTTTACCGTAATTGCTTTTGATCCTTACTTTTATTGTTTTCATTTTGTTTTTCCTTTTAGTTATAAGTTATTGTTTTTTCTAGCTTTTTTAACTTTCGATCTTGTTACTGTCTTGCTTTGTTGGATCTATTATAATTCATTGCAACCTTAATTCTTAGTTAATTTTTCCAAACAGTTAAAATTAGATTGTAACTTATTGATTTTACTATGTTTATTCGTACGTGTTAAATGTCTTCCTATGTCTTACTATATATAAGCATAAGTTAACAGGCCTTGAGATCTCTCAGGATGTCTTAAGATCTATACTCACGATCACTTTTACTTCACATTTGAGTACGTGAGATTAACCTTGCTAATAGATCACTTGAGATTTACCCGTAACTATCTCAAGATCTTAGCTTAGTCCCTGCTTAGTCCCTGCTTAGTCCCTGCTTAGTCCCTGCTTAGTCCCTAATCAAGTTACAAAAGTGCAACACTTGTTGTATATATACCACAATTAGGCCTAGGGGAGGCTCAATATGATCTTTATAGTTTTAAATTTAAGCTCACTCGCAGATTAGAGTAAATTCGAGTATAAACAGCTATTTACTAGGGTAATTCTAGAAACTGGAGGTGCGGAGAGGGACTATAGTGAAATAAAGAAGATTATGCTATTGACAAACATAGAAAAGTATGCTATAATATTACTATAGATTAAACATTTATTATTATCTAAACTTCACCTAAAAGGCTTCTCTTAGAAACAACCTTTATAATCATTCTAAATATTCCTCTTTAGCTGAAACTATAGTATCACTAAGGAGAAAACAAGAATGCCTTCAAAACACAAAGGTTCACCTAATTTATTTAAGGGAATGAAGTCCCTAAATCCAGAGGGTCGACCAAAAGGTAGCGTCAATAAGTTTACAGCTCTAAGTAGAGAGTTAATGTCTAACAAAGGACCAGAAATTGTCCAGAAGGTTATAGACTTAGCACTCGAAGGTGACAGGACTTGTCTTAAGATGTGTATGGATAGAATCATTCCTACCACTAAGGCAGTAGAGTTTAGGTCTTCAGAAGATAAAGGCAATGTTATTATCAATGTTGGTGGTCTTACAGAAAAAATAATAGAAGCTGACAAAAAAGAACCTTTAGAATATGACGAAGGTGTTATTATTGAAGAGTCTAAGATAGATGAGACTATTATTAAGATAGCCAGTAGTGAGTAAAGAATTAGATGTAAAGTTACATCCCGCACAACTAGAGATATTTAATAGTACCGCTAGATTTAAGGTTGTAAGTGCAGGAAGAAGATTTGGTAAGTCTAGATTGGCAGCTTGGATACTTATTATTAAAGCTCTACAATCAGAAAGTAAGGATGTGTTTTACATAGGTCCTACTTTCCAGCAAGCTAAAGATATTATGTGGAATATGCTTAAGGAACTGTTGCAAGATACAGACCTTATAGAAACAACCCACGAAAATACAGCTACTATGAAGTTAGTTAATGGTAGAAGAATTAGTTTAAAGGGCAGTGACCGACCAGATACTTTAAGAGGCGTAGGTCTAGCTTACGTTGTACTCGATGAGTACGCTAGTATGAAGGTAGAAGTATGGGAACAGATAATAAGACCAACTCTTGCTGACGTTCAAGGTGGTGCACTCTTTATAGGCACGCCCGCCGGGAAGAATCACTTTTATGATTTGTATTTAGAGGCAGATAAAGATGAAGATTGGGAATCATTCCAGTATACATCAATAGATAACCCTCTAATAGACCCAAAAGAAGTAGAAGTAGCTAGAAGAACAATGTCTACTCAAGCTTTTAGACAAGAATTTGAAGCTAGTTTTGTATCTTTTACAGGTGGCATCTTTAAAAATGAATGGATTAAATATGATGATGAAGAACCTGACGAAGGTAACTACGTTATTGCAGTCGACCCTGCAGGATATGAACAAGTGGAAAAAGAACGTGGCATTAAAGGCAGTAAGTTGGATGAAACTGCAATTGCTATCGTTAAAGTCTATGCTGACAAGTGGTGGGTCAAAGATATACTCCACGGTAGATGGGGCATTAAAGAAACTGCTTCTAAAATACTACAGGCTGCAATTGAAAATCAAGCAACGACTGTAGGGATAGAGTCTGGTGCGTTGAAGAACGCTATATTACCTTATCTACAAGATGAGATGCGAACACAAGGACAATGGGTTGTCATTTCAGATGTAACCCACGGTGGTAAAAAGAAAGCAGATAGAATTACGTGGGCTTTACAGGGTAGACTAGAGCACGGTAAGATTACATTTAATCGTAACCCTAGTTGGAATAAAGATTTAGAAACACAGTTACTAGAATTTCCAAGTAAAGGCACACACGATGACATTATTGATGCTTTAGCTTATATAGACCAAGTTAGTGTGGCAGACTATATGCACACAATTGAATTAGAAGACGAATGGGAACCTTATGATGAAGTTGCAGGATACTAAATGATTGGTGATGAAGACGAACAAGAGTACCAAGGACTAGCTAGTTGGCTAGACACACGTCTAGAAGAGTGGAGAAACCACAGAGATTCTAATTATTTAGATATGTGGGACGAATATTATCGTCTATGGCGCGGCATCTGGAAAGCAAGTGATAAGACTAGAGACGCGGAAAAATCTAGATTAATAGCACCGGCACTACAACAAGCAGTTGAATCGTCAGTTGCAGAAATTGAGGAAGCTACGTTTGGTAGAGGTAAATGGTTTGATATCAAAGATGATATGCTCGACCAAGACCCTTCAGATGCTGAATACTTACGTAATTTACTACAGGAAGATCTAGAGTCTACTGGATGTAAAGATGCTATGTGTGAGGTGTTTTTAAATGGTGCGGTGTATGGTACTGGAATTGGTAAAATATCCGTACAAGAAAATACACAAAGATATCCTGAAGAAGTGCAAGTAGAAGGAACAATGACAACTCAACGAGTTATTAGCGAAAAACAAGTTGTTGATGTCAGTATAGAGGCAATTAGCCCTAAAGAATTTTTAATAGACCCTTCAGCTACAACTATACAAGAAGCTCTTGGTGTTGCACACGAAGTTATTAAACCTAGACACAGTATAATTGAAGGTGTTAAAAATGGTATCTACAGAGACGTAGCTATAGAAAGTAGTTATGCTATGGAAAAATTTACAGGGTTTGACCCTGAAGAATCTCGTGCTGATGCTAACGACCAAATTAAAATTACAGAATACTGGGGTAAAGTACCTGCTAGGTTCTTATCAGAAAAAGAAGATACTGATGATTTTGAGTACAATGATGATGAATTAGTAGAAGCTGTAGTAACTATGGCTAACGATACTCACATACTAAGAGCAGAACGTAATCCATTTATGATGGAAGATAGACCATTCATATCGTATCAACACGACATCGTTCCCAATAAATTCTGGGGGAGGGGCGTTTGCGAGAAGGGCTATAACCCACAAAAAGCATTAGATGCAGAGATGAGAGCGCGTATTGACTCTTTAGCATTAACTACTACACCTATGTTAGCCGCAGACGCTACTAGACTACCAAGGGGTGTCAGACTAGATGTAAGACCGGGCAAAACTATTCTTACTAATGGCGACCCTAGACAGGCTATAATGCCATTAACATTAGGAAACACCGACCAAAATACATATATGCAAGTCCAAGCACTTCAGAATATGATACAAATGGGAACCGGTGCTGCAGATACAGGAAGTGCAGAAAGAGCTACATCTGCTGGTATGTCTATGCAACAATCTTCTGCAATCAAAAGACAGAAACGTACTCTAATGAACTTTCAAAATACATTTTTAATACCTTTAATTAACAAATCATTGTGGCGTAAGATACAGTTTGATGTTGAAAGGTATCCTATTGTAGATTATAAATTTGTACCTTATTCTACTATGGGTATTATGGCTAAAGAATTAGAATCACAA